CGTTAAATCCGCTGGCTTCTCGTTGTCTGCGCCTGCTGACGTTGCATCTGCTCAACAATCTGCATTGGCTGCTGTTAGCAACGCTGCAAACAACGCATAAGGTGACACATGCCATCGACATACGCGGAACTCAAAGACCAAGTTAGAAACTTCATCAACAAACCTGACATTGATCAGACGATTGATACGTTTATTGACTTGGCGGAAGCCGACATCGCGCGCAAGGTTCGCCATTGGAAAATGGAAAAGCGCGCGACAGTTCAGCTAGACGATCAGTATTCGCGTGTGCCGACTGACTGGCTAGAGAGCATTCGCTTTTACTTGAGCGAGGGCAATACGTTTGAACTCACACAAGTAAGCCACGCTGAAATCATCAGCAAGCGCGTGGACGCGTTAAACACGACAGGGCGCCCGCGTTACTTCACAATGAGCGATGGCGCGTTTGAGGTGTATCCAGCGCCAGACACGGCATACACTGCGGAGCTATTGTATTACGCAAAGAACGAGGCTCTGTCTGATAGCAACACATACAACTGGCTACTGCAGGATGCGCCGGACGTTTATCTGTATGGCACGTTGATGCATACGGCGCCATTCTTGGGCGAGGACGCGAGAATACCCGTCTGGGCGAACCTATATCAATCTGCTCTTGATAGTGTTAATCTATCGTCAGAAAAAGCCATGAGCCAGAAGTCTGGCTTGCGAATGCATCTTAGGAGTTACTAATGAGTTTTACAGACTATCTTGAAGATAAGATACTGGGGCATGTGTTCGAAGGCGCCGCCTATACCGCGCCATCAACACTTTACGTTGGGCTGCACACGTCTGCGTCTAGCGATAGCGCTGCAGGCACTGAGGTGTCTGGTGGGTCATACGCGCGTCAAACCGCTACGTTTTCTGTGAGCGGCACAAGTCCAACGGAAGCGGCAACAACATCTGCAATTGAGTTTCCGACTGCCACAGCCTCATGGGGAACCGTGACTTACGCTGGCGTTTACGACGCTTCTAGCGGTGGAAATTTGCTTGCATATGCACAGCTTACCGATCCAAGCGATTTTACTACTGCCTTGCCTAAGACGATTGAGACGGGCGACATCTTTCGCATTTCCGCTGGAAACCTGAAAATACGATTGGACTAATCCATGGCTACTATTGTTACACGTTCTGGGAAGGGGTCACCGCTTACCCATGCCGAAGTTGATGCCAACTTTACAAATCTAAACACGGATAAGCTGGAGTTATCTGGCGGCACCATGACGGGTAACTTGAGCTTTGGCGACAACGACAAAGCCATCTTCGGCGCAATCAATCCTCTTGAGATTTACCATGATGGCACAAATAAATATATTCAGGATACTGGCAGCGGTTCATTATTTATAAGAGGTTCTGATCTTGTCTTAGAAGATGATGGTGGAAACGATTACATTACAATGAGTGACACTGGTACTGGTGGTACTGTAACTCTTAAACATAATGCATCAACCAAACTCGCCACCACTTCCACAGGTATTGACGTAACTGGCACTGTCACGGCTGACAAACTAACGTTAAATAATGCATCTACTATTGTAGAAATCGAAAGCAGCAATACAAATGCAAGGCTAGATTTTATTGCTTCTAGAACATCTTCAAATCTTACTTCTTTTTTGTTTAAGGATAACGCAGACAAAAGTAAACTAAGCATAGGTCAAAACGGCGACATCAGCTTCTACGAGGACACAGGCACGACTGCCAAGTTCTTCTGGGATGCGAGTGCGGAGAGTTTGGGGATTGGGACTACAAGTCCATCAGCCTTAGTTGATATAAGTAAGTCTGGAACTGGAGACTATTCTACACTTAAACTTAGTAATACTGGAGCATCTGGTCGTAAATATGAATTAGGAGTTGGAGGCAGTGGCACAGGAAACTACGCAGGTAAGTTTTATGTTTATGATAGTACAGCGGGTCAGCCACGTTTTAGTCTAGATAGTTCTGGTAATGTTGGCATTGGGACGATTTCGCCTGACAATAGTTTGCACATTTCGTATACAGATAGCACTGCATATTCAGACGCTACCCATGATGCGGGTATTCAAATAGAAAATACGGATACCACTACAAACTCATTCTCACAGCTTCATTTCAGAACAGGCAATTCTGATAGCTATATACGCAACATTAGGGAGGGCGATAACTTAGCATCTCTTGCTTTCCTAACTGATGATGGTGGGGTTACAGGTGACGTTGGCGAAGCCATGCGCATCGACAGCTCTGGACGGGTTGGCATCGGGACGAGTTCGCCTGCTTATGCGTTAGACGTTCAAGACGATGATGCAACTAGACATCTAAGAGTGTTTAGAAATGCAAGTGGCACTTCCGCAATAATGGTTCAAAACGCTGACACGGGAAGTGGCTCAAATGACGGCTTACAAATTTCAGTATTGAATGGTGGTGATGCCCAGATTGCGAATTTAGAAAATACCAACTTACGCTTTCTTACTAATTCAACAGAACGTATGCGCATCGACAGCAGCGGTAACGTTGGCATCGGGACGAGTTCTGTTGATCGTGGGAAGCTGCATGTAAATCATTATAATAGTATTTCCGCTGGAGTGTTTAACGATGCTCACCTTGCGCTTACTTTTAATACCGCACCGTCAGACAATGATGGCTATGCTGGAATAACATACGCTACCTCTGATAGTGACAATTATGGTTGGAGTGTAGGCGCAAGAAGAACCAATAGCGGCGTTGGTGACTTTGTTTTCACGCAACATACCAATAGCGCAACTGGCTCAGAACGCATGCGTATCGACAGCAGCGGTAATCTGTTGGTGGGTAGAACTACGTTAAGTGGAACAGATAATACGTCGGGTGCATACATTTTTAACGAAGGTGCGCTTGTTGCACAAAGAAGTTCAAACCCATCATTATATCTTAACCGTTATGGCACAGATGGCGACATTGCATTGTTCCGCAAAGACGGCTCCACTGTGGGGAGTATTGGGGTTGTTTCTAGCCAACCTTACTTTGTATCTGGCAATACAGGGATCAGGCTAAGTGATGCAAACAACGGCATTTTCCCTGCTGAAAGTGATGGCACAAACAGAGATGCCGCTATTAATTTGGGGGCTAGTGCCTCCCGCTTCAAAGACCTCTACCTGTCTGGCGGTGTATACCTTGGCGGCACTGGGTCGGCTAATAAGCTGGATGACTATGAGGAGGGGACTTTTACTGTCACGCTTACAGGTTCTTCGAGTGGGGACATCCCCTTAAATGCGGATACCGCTTATTATACGAAGATAGGCGACATGGTTTATATTACTGGAGAGGTTCGTATTAATTCTACACAGACAGTTACAGCCACAGGTACTTATATAAATATTAACGGGCTTCCATTTACCTCTAATAGTGACACTAATCTCAGACCAGCGGGGGCATTAGCTCTTCAACATGACGGTACGACTTGGGCACCACAGGCTGGTGGTGTGGCGACTAATGGCACCAAATGGATTATGGAGTATGACCCCGATTTAATTAGCAGAAGTTCTACCACTCTCCAACTGAGGATGCAGCTTAATTACAAGGTTTAACCCACTGCATAGCTTTGGGTCGGACAGTCCAACCATCACAGGAGATAAACGATGGAAATACGAAAGATAGACGAAGCATACGCAGTCACAGACGATGGGCGTGTGTGGAGTTACAAGACAAACAAGTGGCTTAGTCAGGCCAACACAGGTAACGGATACAAAAGTGTTCGACTGCACGGTAAGTCACAATCTGTGCATCGGTTAGTTGCAAAGGCATTCTGTGATAATCCAGAAGATAAAGGTTATGTAAATCATCTTGATGGCGATAAGCACAATAATCACGTTGATAATCTTGAATGGGTTACACACTCTGAAAATGTGAAACATGCTTGTGCAAATGGGTTACAAGTAAACTCAGAAAAGCAGCGTGAGGCAGCGGCAAAGCAAGCGTATGCAATGGGTATGCAGAACCGCAAGCTAACTATGCAGCAAGCTAAAGAAATTCGTCAGCGTCATTCTGCGGGTGAAAAGCTAAAGCCATTGTCTGATGAATATGGCGTATCAGTATTTGTGGCATCTAACATTGCCAGAAACATAAGTTATAAGGAGGCCGTGTGATGGCTTTGACGGAAGAAACCGTACAGGATAAAATAGAAATTGTTGGCGTTCACAAGCACGTTCAGGTTAGGACAGCGGTTGTCATTAAGCGTGACGGTGTAGAGATCAGCCGATCCTTCTCACGCCATGTCGTCGCACCAGATGCAGACATCACAGGTGAAAGCACAGAGGTGCAAGCCATCTGTAACGCAGTACACACACAAGCGGTTAAGGATGCTTATGCCGCACACTTAGCAGCACAGGAGTAATACAATGGCAATCCAATACACATGGTCAGTACCAATGACAGAACGTAACTTGGCAGACGGTGGCATTACTGTAATCCACTGGCGTTGCGATGGCGTAGACGG